CTGACAGAGCAGGTAAGGAAAGATTAGTAATACCTCATAGTGTTGATGATATTATATGGACAATACAATTTCCAAGAACTTATTCATCTTATGGTACACCTATAATAGAAACAATTACAAATGAAGTATCTGCTTTAATGTATTCATCTCAGTCTATAGCTAAACATTTTATAGATGATGAAATACCACCTGGAGTTTTATATCTAGAGCAGATTGGTAAAAAGGCTTATGAAAGAGCTAAAGCACAGTTTGAAGCAAGTAGGGGTGAGGGTGGAAAAAGACAATTAAAAGTATTAGACAATGTTGGTAATGCTGGATGGATAGATTTCACAAGGCCTTTTAGGGAAATGCAGTTAGCAGAATTAACACTTATTATTCAGGAAACAGTTAATAGAAATTTTGGAGTATCTTCTGTAGATTTAGGTAATGCTGATGGACTAACAAGATCAACAACTGATGCATTATCAAAGAATACAAAATCAAAATTATTTAGACCTTTAGTTAATCTTATAACATTAAAATTAAACAATGAACTAATAAGAGAAATTGCACCAGATGCTTCTTTAAGATTTGTGATAGATCCTGTTGTTGATGCTAGTACTGGTAAGGAATTAAGTGATGCTGGAATTATAACAAAGAATGAAGCAAGAAAAGTTCTTAACTTTGATCCAGTACCAGGTGGGGATAGGTTAGCCGTGAGAATTGGTAATCAATATCTTGTATTAGATGACATGGGTATGCCTAATGGCATGTCAGATACAAATACATCAGATGCCAGTTCTACAGTTGATAAAGATAAGAACTCAGTAGATGAACAAACTATTGAAGATGCAGAAACTAAGAAGAAAAAGAAAGTTGTATAGAAGTAATAAAAATTAAGGGCTAGAGTAGATCGCTCGAAAGCTACATTCCTAGTAGTCGCCCTTATACATTTTCATAGGAAATTATTCAAGGAGAATAATATGAACAAAGAAGATAGAGTAAAAGAATTAATTGCTTGTTGTCGTATGAAAGATGGTAGAAGATTTTGTAGTTTTTCAATAATACATGATGGAGTAAAGTATTATGCTTCTGTTATGTTAGCTAAATCTATTTGGAATCTTTATAATCCAGATAATAAAGTAGTTTACGGTGATGGTTGCGTTATACATCATATAGATGGTAATAAATTAAATGATAATATTAGTAATTTAATAAAATTAACTAGAAAAGAACATGGAATTTGGCATAGTACTGGTAAAAGAAATGCTATGTATGGTAAAGAAATAACAAATGAGCATAGGAAGAATTTATCTTTATCACGTACAGGAGAAAAGAACCATATGTATGGAAAATTTGGTAAAGATGCTCCTAACTATGGATTAAAAAGATCTAAAGAAACAAAAAATAAAATATCTAAAGCTGTGAGTGGTGAAAGCAATTATAATTATGGTAGAAAATGGTCAAATGAAAGAAAAGATAGACATTCTATTATGCTAAAAGAATCGTGGAAAAAAAGAAAATTACAAATTGTTAAAAATTGATTCTTATTATTTAAAACAGAAACAATCCTTACCATTACAAGCTAAGATTATGTTTTCTGAAAGACGTATTGAAGAATTTTATAGGCATTATAATGGAAAAGTATATGTATCATTTTCAGGTGGTAAAGATTCTACTGTTCTTTTAGATATAATTAGAAAGAAATATCCTAATACTAAAGCTATGTTTTTAAATACTGGCTTAGAGTATCCAGAGATTATTAAATTTGTAAAAAGTGTAGATAATGTAGTTTGGGTAAAACCTAAAATGAATTTTAAAGAAGTATTAAATCATTATGGTTATCCTATTGTATCTAAAGAAGTTAGTCAAAAATTATTTGAAGTTATAAATACAAAATCTGATAAGTTAAGAAACAAAAGATTATATGGTGATAAAAATAAGTCAGGTAAAATACCAGAAAAATGGAAGTATTTAATAAATTCTAATTTTAAAATAAGTTATAAGTGTTGTGATGCATTAAAAAAATGGCCTTCACGTAAGTTTGAAAAAGAGTATGGATTATTACCGTTTATAGGAACTATGGTTTATGATAGTGCTTTAAGAAAACAGAAGTATTTAAGAAAAGGTTGTAATATTTTTGATGGTAAAAAGAAAGAATCATTACCTTTATCTATTTGGTTAGAAAAAGATATTTGGGAATACATTAAATTAAATAATTTAAAATATTCTAGTATATATGATATAGGTTATAAAAATACAGGTTGTATGTTTTGTATGTTTGGTGTTCATTTAGAGAAACCAAATAAATTCCAGATTATGAAAAAAACTCATAATAAGTTATATAAATATTGTATAAGTAATTTAGGTATTGGTAAAGTTTTAGATAAAATAGGAGTTAAATATGGGTGATGTTTATAGGGGTTCTGGTTTAAGTAGTTTATTAAATTCTAAAATAGATTCCAAAGTATCTGATACTAAGTCAAAAGGCGATATAAAAGATTCTATGGGTAAAGCTGCTGGTATATCATCTGCTACTGTTAATAATATACTGAGTGGAAATATTAATTGTCCACCTATAGAACGTCTTAGCGGTTTTGCTAAAGTATTAAATGTAAGTTTAAAAAGTTTAAAGGATGCTGCTAAACGTGATGGTTGTAAGTATTCTGATGAAAGATCTATTTGTGAATTTACTAATCCAATTGATAAATTAGATTTTATTTTAGGTATTGAGAGGTAATTTATGGGATATAAGTTTTTAAAAGAACAGTATGAAAAACTAAATAGGGATGCATCTGTATACGAAGAAGTTGATGAGGAGATGCCTGACACATTTGATCTAAGTGCTAGTGTTACTGTTGCTGATTTAGATGATGCTGAGTTACTTTTTAGAGAATCTATAATTAAAGCATTTTATGAAATTACTGTAAGAACTGGTAAACATGTTTATGGTTACAGTAAAGAAGATTTAGAGAAAATGCAAAATGAAATTATAGAGGAGTTTGAACAAAGAGGTAGAAGATATGATGTTCCTCTAGATAGAAGTGGTAATGGATGTGACATAAAGAGGGGTAAGGATGGAGCACCTGATATTGGAAATGCACCTAAAGAAGCTAAGAGTATTGTATCTAAAGCATATAATAAGTGTATAGAAGATAGAAGTAATAAGAAACCTAGTGATGTAGATAACAACTCTACACAGTCTGCTTGTACAAATGTTGCTATGAAAGCATTAACAGATGCTGGTTATGGTATTGATAATGATGGGGAATGGAAAAAGAGAAGTGTGTCTAAGACTAAACAGTTTTTTAGGTTTATTACAGATCCAGAAGTTAGACTAAGACAACATGATTTTGAAACTGGTAAGTGTGAATATTGTCAGTATTTTCATGATATGAGATGTAGAGTACTAGAACATATGGTATCTGCTGAACAAGTTTGTGACGCATATTCAGGTGGTTATTATTTCTCAGATGATAGTGGTACACGTAAGTATACTATTGAAAATTTTAACAAGTTTATAAGGGGTCTTGTTGACAATAAAATATTACAAAATACTGTTATTAGAAGTTTAGATACTCCTGTTGGTATTCTTATTATATTTAAAGATAATATGAAACCTGATCCACATTACTTCTCTATATCAGTTGGTGAGTTCATTGAAAGTACAATAAGTAAGAACCATTGGATGCAATCGGAGGTGGATGCGATATCTAATACAGGTGGATTCATTAACGAGTAAGAATTAAGGGCTAGTGCCTATAACACGAAAGCTACATTCCTAGTAGTTGCCTTTATACATTTTTTATAGGAAATTATTCAAGGAGTATTCTTATGAGTAATAAAGAAGTAAAATTTGATGCAAATATTGATGTAAAGAGATTTGCAGATCAAGAAGGTAAATGGATTATAGAAGGAATTGCCACTACTGCTGATCTAGATGTAGATGGTTTATATATTTCTGAGGAAGCATTGATAGGTGCAGAAGATGATTTAAAGAAATATACTACATTACTTTATAATCATGATAGGGATAAAGAAATAGGTAAGATTATTGATGTTAAATATATGCCTGAACAAAGAGCTTTATGGATAAAGTGTTTAATTTCAAAAACTGTTCCTGATATTTGGCAGAAGGTCCAAGAAGGTGTTCTTAGTAAATTCAGTATTAGTGGTACTGCATTGGATTTTACTGAGAAATTTATTAAAGGTTTAGATAAGGTAGTACAGTATGTAAACCAGATGAAAATATTTGAAACTTCATTGGTAACAATACCAGCAGATGCTAGTGCAAGAACATTAGCATTTTATGTTGAGAAGTCAATGAAAGAATTTAGTGAGGAGAATAGTATGGCTAATAAAGCTAAAACTAAAGAAAAGAAGATTGAAAAGAGTCAAGAGGAAACTATTGATAGGGATGCTAAACAACTTGAAATTCTTGTTACTTCTGTAGAAGATGCTTTGAGTTCAGATGCAGATGGTGTTAAGGTTGACACACTTAGAAGTGTACTTGATTTTTTGAAAGCACTTGAAGCAACATCACCAGATATAACTGAAGATGTATCTAAAAGTTCAGTTAGTATAGATGATATTACAAAGGCTATTAATGATTCAATAGGTAATCTTATTGGTGAAATTAAAGAAACAGTTACAGCACTTTCAGAAGTTGTTGTTGATGTATCAAAGTCTAAAGTAGCTGATGAATCAAAGAAGGAAGATATTTCTAAGTCTGTTGATGAGAATAAGTATGAGAAGAAAGAAGATGAAACTAAAGAAATTTCTAAGTCTGTGGATGAAGATAAAGAAATTCTTGAAATAAGAAAAAGTCTTTCTGATTTGAAAAGTATGATTTCTAATAATCTTCCTATAAGAAAAGGTGTTGGTTTTGATGAACATAAGGAAGATGAGAGAGATGTTGAGAAGAATTTGAGTGAGAAGGAAAAGTTCTTAAGATCTGATAAATATAAAGAAGCAGCACCTGGAGATAAGTTAGGTATGTTGATGGATTTTAATGCATCTCAAGTAAAGTAAAATTTAATAAGTTTAATAGAAGGAGATTAATATGGGTAATAATTGGCAAAATGAGATTAAGAGGTCTCTTGATTATAGTGCTACAGGTGGTGTTCTTATTCAGCCAGAGGTTGATAAGATTATAGCAGAAATCATAGAGTATAAGAATCCTCTTAGACAAAACATTCCAAGGAAACAGAGAAGTTCTGATTCTTGGTTGTTAAATAGGCGTAGTGCTGCTGCTGCAAATACAGTTGCACAGTGGGTAAGTGATCTTACTGAACCAGATATTGATAGAAGTGAATCAGCTAGGGTAACATTTCAGTTCAGAACATTGCTTGCTAGAGGTAAAGTAACAAGGTTTGCACAGGATGCAGGTAGAAGTTATAAGGATTTGCTTTCTGAGGAAATTGAAACAAGGTCTAGGGCTTTCAGAGATAAAGAAGAGTTAGCAATGTTTTATGGTGCTACAGCTAATCTTGAGCCTGATGGTTTAAATACACTTATCACAGGTAATCAGAGAATTGCACAGGCTACTACTCTTGGTGGAAGTGCTTTCACTGTAGCTAAGATGGATGAAACTATTGATGCGTGTGCAGGAGCACCTGATGTTATGATTACATCTAAGTCCGGTAGACGTAAGATTAGTGCTGCATTGCAGTCACAACAGAGATGGGTTGACTCAGTAGAAGTAAAAGGTGGGTTTAGGGTTATGTCTTATGATGAGATACCTGTATTTGCATCTACTAATGTACTGAATACATTCTATTTTGATGGAACTAATCAGCTTGGTGCTACTGGAAGTACTACTAATATTTTTGTAGTAGATACTAGTGAGTTTTGGGTAGGTTATATGAATGATGTAACTGTTACTCCTTTGAGTAAAACCAGTTCACAGTTTGATCAGTTTGACATTTATGCGGATGAAGCTTTTGTGATGCGATCTACTATACACCACTCAACTTTAGAAGGTGTAACTGCTTAGTATTAAAGTACTTATGGTAATAACTTTATTATTACATAATGTATGTTTACAAGATTTGTGATCCCTAGTATAATAAGTTTGATATTTAAAATGTTAAATTTTTATCTAGGGGTCACATTATGTTGAAAATTGTAGAATTAGAAAAGAAGATTTAAGTATTAAAAAATATAGAATATGACACACAAAGCTAGAATGGGACAAATACAAGATACATATCTTGTTGATGAAAATGATAATAATATAGGTTCATTTGAAAGTCCTATTCATGTTCAAGGAATAGTTGGAATTACTATTACTGTTAGTGTTGATCCTGTAGAGATGACTGATGTTGAAGGATTAGGAGATATATCAGTAGGTACTTCAGAAGTTCAAATATCTATAACTGGAACACCAACACAAATAATAAGAATACAGGCAGATGATAAAAATACTGGTTTAATATTTGTTGGTAAATCTGGTATATTAAGTGATAAAACAAATGATGTGTTTAGGTTAGAAGCTACAGAGGAAGCAATAATTAGTTATAATGATGTTAGTAATGCTTTGTATGCTATAAGTAATTTAGCAGGTCAAACTATTAATGTTGGGGCTTTATTATGAGTTTAGTATCATCTATAAGACGAGCTATTAAAATAGAAAGTAGAATTATAAATTCTACTGTTGGTAGTGTTTTGTTTATAGGTACTGATGGTAAATTACAACAAGACAATTCCAATTTGTTTTGGGATGACACTAATAAAAGGCTTGGAATTGGTACAGATGCACCTGGAGCACATCTTGAAGTAGAAGACGATACTGATGTAACTGCAATACAAGTATCAAACTCTGCCACAGACGGGGATCCTATACTTGCTTTTGCATTGTCTGGTACAAAGATATTCACAATGGGAGTTGATGACGGTGACGGAGACAGCTTTAAGATAGGAACGAGTGCGATAGGTACTAATACACGATTCAGAATAGATAGTGATGGAGTGATGTCATTACCTAAATCATCAGGGAAAGGTATTAAAATAGACACTACCACACCAACATTTGGTTGGAGAGATATAACTGGTCAAATTAGAACTAGGGGTGTTGGTTCTACAGATCCTACTGATGCAGTATATAGGAACGGTATAAAAGGATTTCAATTTGCAGTAAACGATGAGTCATGGATGGAGTTTCATATTCCACATGATTATGTTCCTGGGACTGATATTCATATACATTGTCATTGGAGTCATAATGTTACAACTGTTACAGGAGGGACTACAGATTGGTCATTTGAAATTATATATGCAAAAGGTCATACACAATCTGCTTTTCCTGCATCTGTTACTGTAGTTGCACAACAAACAGCAAGTACTACCCAGTATATGCATCTTATCAATGAAGTGCAAGCATCTGTAAGCGGAGGTTCTGGTACTCAAATAGATACAGATTTAATAGAACCAGATGGTATACTTTTAGTTAGATCATTTTTATCTGCTAATGCTATGACAGTGTCAAGCGGACCTGTCCCTGATCCATTTTGCCATTTTGCTGACTTGCATTATCAATCAACAAATATAGCCACTAAAGATAAGGCTCCAAATTTTTATACATAAGGGTATTTATGAGAAAATAGATAGTCAAATAGTGAATTTAACATAACTTATAATTAAATTACAGTCAGAAAAAGATTCGTTGGTTGCTAGTAGAATAGTTGCTAATTTAGAATCTAGAAAGATGGAATTAAATGGATGATATAAATTTAGATGTTAATACTATAAAAGAAATACAAGAATCTAAAAAAGAAATATTATATATTGAAAGAAATATAATTAAATTAGTTACAGGGTTTTGTAATGCAAAAGGTAAAGATGTTAGTAATTATCAGTTTGATAAAACTTTTACTAAATTAGAGTTGGTTAATAAAAAGAAATAAATTAAATAGGGGTGAATGTTATGAAGAATTTTTTTGGTAGTGGTAAGTCAGTTAGCGGTATGATTATATGTGCTTCTGGAGCAATTGCAGGTTATTTTGGTTTAGACCATGCTACTGTTTTACTAATAGAAAGTCTTGGTTGTGCGTTGTTTGGTGTAGGTGTATCACATAAAGTACAAAAGTTAATTTCTAAAACTAAATCTTAATTGGGGGTTTTTGTGGATAAGAAGAGATTTGAAGTAAAGTGTCCTACTATGTGGTCTGAAATAAACAATTTTGAAGAAAGTACTTATGATGAGGTTGTTAAAATAGAAAAAGGTATTGGATATTGCTCAAATGTAAATAGTGCTGAAAGATTAAAAAAATTAGGTTACACAGTAAGAGATTTAAATCTAGTAACTAAAGTAAGTAATGAAGATAAATTAGGTTACACAGTTAGAGATTTACAAAAGAAGAAAAGAATAAATTAATTTAAAGAGGTGTTATAAATGTCAAATAAAGCATGGGGAGCAGTTGGACTTACTGGTGGTGGTACTGGTTCATTAGATAGAACTGAGTTAGATGGTGATCTACTTACAGATAAAGATTTAGCATTAGTTAATACTACTAATATTCTATATCCATATTGGTTAGATTCAGATAGTGGAGCATCTGAAAGTCCTCCAACTGTGATATCACCTGATGCTAATGCTGGTACAAAAAGATGGATACTTCAATCAGCACATTTAGATTCTTTAACTCTTGAAAATAAGCTACCTGTTACTCAAGGTGGTACAGGTGCTACTAATGCTACTGATGCTAGGTCTAATTTGGGAATAGTAGATAGTGGTGATGATGTAACTTTAGATACTACAAGTTATAATTATTTAAGTTTGTCTGGTCAAACAATTACGTTAGGTCAAGTAGATATAAGTGATGATACAAATTTAGTAGCTGGTACAGGTGTAACATTAACAGGTGATAGTTTATCAGTAGATTATGGTTCTTCATCATCAACTGCTTGTATAGGTGATGATTCACGTTTAAGTGATTCTCGTACTTGTGATAATACTTTTGATAATGCTACAACATCTAAAACTAATCTAAGTTTAAATAATGTGGAGAATGTGGCAGTATCAACTTGGGCTGGTACTACTAATATAACTAATGTTGGTACAGTTTCAACTGGAGTTTGGAATGGTGATTCTATAGGATTGGGATATACTGACGCAAAAGTAACAAGTGTGGCTGGTTCTACTGGTGTTGTTTTAAATTCTGATATAGATCATGATCAACTAACAAATTTTGCAAGTAATGAACATTTTACTCAGGCTAGTATAACTGCAACTGGAACTATAGCAACTGGAGTTTGGAATGGTACTGCTATTTCTGATGCTTATGTAGCTAATAATATAACACTTGATAATATAACTCAGATAACAACAAGAAGTCATACAAGTTTAACAGATATAGGATCTAATGCACATTCTGTGATAGATACACATTTAGGAGCATCTAATCCTCATAGTGGTAGCCAAGCTTCTGGTGCTATATTAGATGATTTTAATACTCTAGGTGCTGCTGCATCTGATGGTCAATTTATTGTAGCTACTGGAATAGGAGCTTTTGCATATGAGTCAGGTGCTACAGCTAGAACATCTATAGGATTAGGTAGTGTAGAAGATACTGCTTTGAGTACGTGGGCTGGTACATCAAGCATTACAACTTTAGGAACTGTATCATCTGGAACATGGAATGGTACTTCAATAGCTATAGCTAATGGTGGTACTGGAAATACAACATCTCAAGCATCTATTAATGCTTTAACTTCAGTAGCAGGTGCAACAAATGAATATTTATTAACAAAAGATACTGGTACTGGTAATGCTGTTTGGAAAATATCTTCTGGTGGTGGGGCAAGTAGTATAGATGGATTAACAGACGGTACAACAGGTGGTGGAGCTAATAATGTAGGATTAGGTTCAACAGCGTTAGATAGTTTATTAGGTGGAGGAGCATTAAATACGGCTCTTGGAGATAATGCAGGAACAGCTGTTACTACTGGAACTAGCCATGTTATGGTAGGGTATAGAGCAGGAACAGCGATGGTTACGGGTATCGACGGCACATTTGTGGGAGCGGATGCAGGATTTGCAGCTACAGGAAGTTATAACACTTTGATAGGTAGGAATGCTGGTAAAGATCAAACAACGCCAACCCACAATACTTGTGTAGGTTGGAGCGCGGGTGCGGAGAATGTAACGGGTGGGAATAATACTATAGTAGGTGCCCAGGCTGGAACTGGTGTGGCAGCTAACTCATACTCTGATAATGTGTTCCTAGGTTATCATGCGGGTTTCTCAATAACGACAGGCAGCTCCAATGTTCTCCTGGGCTCTTTGGCAGGAGATTGGATTGCTACAGGAACTACTAATGTAGTTATAGGATATAATGCAGCTAGTGTTCTTAGGGCAACCCACGCTAACGTTCTTATAGGTCCGAACGTTGCTTTAAGAGGATCGGCGTTAACTAATTGTGTAATAATGGGTTCTTTCGCAGGTCAGTATTTAGTAACAGCGATAGGAAGTGTGTTAATTGGACATACAGCTGGAGACAAGAACACTGTTACAGGAACAGCAGTAGGATATAAAGCATCATTTAGTGGAACATCAGGTGCTAATAATACATCGCTAGGTTATCAAGCTTTGTTTTTTAATGTTACAGGATCTAGAAATACAGCAATTGGTGATAAAGCAGGTTATGGTGTTTCTACTGGAACACATTCAGATAGTACTTTTGTTGGGTATAATGCTGGTGGTGTAATAAATTCTGGTAATTCTAATACAGCAATCGGGTCAGGGGCAGGAGACTTATTAACAACAGGAGGTTCAAATGTATTTATTGGATTAGATGCAGGTAACACTGAGACTACTGGTAGTAATAATATTTGTATAGGAACTAGCTCTGATATAGATGCAGTAGCAGCAGACCATCAGTACATTATAGGTGAGGGTTTGACAGGGACAGCAGATGATGCAATTCATATTGGTGATGGTACTGATCATGTTAGATGTGATTGGGGTACTGATGCTGTGTGGGATAAAGTATCAGATAAACGTAAGAAGAATATTATAGGTGAAAGTGTATTAGGTCTTGATTTTATAAATAATTTGAGATCTATGGAATTTACATTTAAAGCACCTAGTGAATTTCCTAAAGAATGGAATAGTTACAATAAAGAAATTACTGAGTCTAGAAATAAAAATGTTCATCATGGTTTAATAGCTCAAGATGTTAGATCTGCGTTAGATAAAATTGGTGTAGATGAGTTTAGTGGTTGGAGTCAAGATCCAGATGGTTGTCAGAGGGTTGGAGACGCAGCATTTATAGCACCTTTAATTAAGGCAATTCAAGAACTAACAGAAAAAAATAATATTCTATCTAAAAGAATTGATGAATTAGAAAAAGTTAATAATTAATTTATGTAGGAGATTACAGTAATGAATGTAAAACAAGTATCATTTACAAGTCCAGTAACTAAGCCTTATTATTATGATTTGTGTAGGGTTGAAAAAATATTTTGGAATATTAAGTTATCTACTGTTGAAATAGATTATAAGTTTGGGTATCTTCAAGATAGTAATTTCATTGAAACTAGTAATTTTAATGATAATAAATCAGGTGATAGTTATTCTGCATTTTTAATAACATTCGCAACAGAAGTTGTTGCTGGTGCTAAAGATATGGAGTTATTTTTATTAGAGAATTTATTAATCCATCCTCAGTTTGATGGTACTATTGCAGATATTGTTATTTAATGTTTGGAGTTATTATGGCTGATTTTATATATAAAAATACTGATGATTTTTTATGGTTTACTACTAATGATTTTGAGTGGGATAAAGTTATCATAGTTGGAGATACATATAGTATTACTTTATATATTACTCAAACTAAGAATTTTGATTTGGAGAGGTAATATGGCAGTTAAAGAAGTTCATGTCGGTGACATAAATGTTTTATTTGTTATAACATTAAAGGATAATACAACTGTTGTAGATATATCATCAGCTACAACTAAAGAAATAATTTTTAAAAAATCTGATGGTACTATATTAACAAAAACAGCATTATTTTCTACAGACGGTACTGATGGAAAAGTTCAATACGCAACAATTTCTGGTGATATAAATATGTCAGGTTTATGGTCTGTTCAAGCACATATAATATCATCTTCAGGTGAGTGGAAATCTAGTGTTGCTAACTTTGATGTGTACGGTAATATATAAGGGGTAAAACATGGCTATTTATGCTACTTTAACAGAAGTAAAAAATTATTTAAATGTAACAGATACAAGTACAGATGATTTACTTTATACGTTTCTTAAATCATCTTCAAATAAAATAGATGAGTTTGTTGGTTATAATTTTGAAGTAGAGTATGGTTCAGATGAAACATTATATAATGTAAATGATTTGGATATAATTGTTTTAAGAAAATGGCCTATAGTTGGTATATCTAGTATAGAATCTGGTGTGGATTATCAAAGAAAAGATGATATTGGTACTATAGTACTAGACGGTTCATTTTCCGGTGATTTTAGTTTAAGTGTTTCGTTTGGTCAGAATCCACCTGACATAGTTAAGACTGTGTGTATGGAATTAGTAAATTTGTTTTGGACAAGAAGAACATCAGTAGGTATAAAATCTATGAGTATAGGTGATTTTAAATACGAAACAAATACTTCTTTAGGAAGTGAAATAAAAGATATTTTAAATATGTTAAATGAGTATAGAGATCCTCATTTCGCTACTCAATCTCCAATTTATAATCAGAATAGATAATATGATAGAAAGATTATTTTCAACTACGTTCATTGTAGAATCAATTACTTCAGGTCTTACTACAATGAGTACCCCTCTACAGACTAACTCTGTTTCACTTACATTAAGCGAAGAAGCTAACATTGGTGTAAAGGTTTATGGTTTTACTACAGGATCTGGTAGTGTAACTTTACAAGGTAGTACATCAGAATCATTAACATTTCCATCAAATGGTGAGTTAGTTTCGTTAAATACATATTCCACAATATCTACAGTTATTTTAAATAACTTAACAGATGAAGCTACAGTTGGTACTGTTGATCTTTTCATGAGTACACCAACTGGTGCTCCTATAACATATAGAACTGTCGTTGGTAGTAATTATAAAGGTCGTATTAGTAATAGAAAGAGATCATTTGATGAGCTTAGATCTGGTATAGAAATAAATACTGCACCTATATTGTTTACTGGCTTTGATGTTCCTATAAAAATTAAAGATTATGTTAGGGCAGTTGGTAGAACTTTTGAGGTAATAACTATAAATTCTCCATCAGATATTATGGGTAATATTAATCATATAGAAGCAGAATTATTAGAGATTCCAAATGCTTAATTTAGTTGTTGACTTATTTTTAATATTATGATATACTAATCCTTTGTGTAATTGTAAAGGAGGTGTAATTGAAATACATTTTTGGTGAAAATGGTTGTCCTAAATATGTTAATTTAAAAAAGGAATATAAGAAATGTAATATAGAGTTTGTAGAGAGAAGTATATATAGATTAAAAAATCCACCAGAAGATAGAGATAGTATTGATGTAGCAGCATTTTCAATATTATGTGAAAATAGTATGAAGTCACCTGTAGTAGTAGATGATGAAATTGATATTTAGAATTTAGAAAAGGAGACACTTGATGTCCGAATATTCAGTTGTAATTCCCACCAGTAGTAATTATAATCACCTAGTAGAAACAATAAATTATGTAAGAGAAGGATCTAAGTCTGAAGATGTAGAAATAATTGTAATAGATAATGCATCAACAGATGGAACTAAAGAATATTTAAAAGATAATAGTGATATTATAACAATAACAAATGAAGAGAATGAAGGTTTTGGTAAGGCTGTAAATAAAGGTATTGATAAATCTACAGGTGAGTGGATATTAGTATTGAATGATGATGCTTTAGTACCAGATGGTTTCTTGAAAAAGTTTAAAACTGATTGTAAAGAATATGAAAGACTTTCTGGTACAAAGATGGCTTCTATTGCTGCACCAACATCAAATTATGTTGGTATGAGGGGTCAACAACAAGAATGTAAGAGTAGAAGTCATTTTGAAGCTACTGCCAAACATGTTTATAAACAGCATTATAGGAGGGTTGTACCAACAGGTATTGTATCTGGATTATGTTTGTTTATAAATAGGGAAGTTTTTGATAAGATAGGTAAGTTTGACGAAAGATTTTTTGCTGGTTGTGAGGATGTAGATTTTTCTGTTAGAGCTTATGAAGCTGGATTTGTTACAGTAGTATGTAAGGACATATTTGTATGGCATTATGGATCAAAAACTATAGATAGAATTCCAGAACTAAAAAGAGGTACAGCACATACAATTGATTTGCTTAAAAAGTATGGACAAAGAAAAAATGATTATCAAGATTTAGGTGTTATATATAGGGTTAAAATAAGAGATGATTATGATGCAAAAATATTTGCTAGAACTTTAGAGAAGAGTTCCACATTTGCAGATCATATATTTATATTGGATGATAATTCTCCTTATAAAATAACACAATATCAGGGTAGTAATATAAGTATACTAAGTCCAGAAGATGATGATGGTATAGATCGTACAGTAAAATTAACTTGTAAGGTTACACTAAAACAACATGATAGAAGTTTTGATGAAAGACGAGATAGAAATGAATTATTAAATATGGCTAAAGAAGCAAATATGGATTGGGTATTCTCTCTTGATGCAGATGAAGTTGTAGAAGATAAAGTAGATAGAAAGTATATGGAGAAACTTATTAATACTCCAGATCCTATGTGTCAAGCATATTCTGTTCATTATTATACATTCTGGAATGATGAAGAACATTATAATGCAGGTGATGTATGGAAAAACATGAATGGTAATAGATTAGTTAGGTTGACTAGTGATCCTAATATCTTCTTGGGTTCTAAGAGTACATTCCATGTTGGTAATATTCCTTATACACCACCAGATTTGTCAAGAGTATCTTCTATAAGGATTAAGCATTATGGTTATGTAAATCCAGAGCAAAGACAGAGGAAATATGAGTGGTATGAGAAGATGGATACAGATAAGAATCCAGCTTTGATAGGTCATAAAGATTATAAACATCTTATAAATGAGAATCCTATTATTCTACGTAAGTGGATAGAGAATAGTACAATTAGTTTATGTACTATAATGAAGAATGAGCAACCATCTTTGTTTGATTTTTTAAGATCATATACACCATTTCTAGATGAGACTGTACTCTTAGATACAGGTTCAGAAGATAAGAGTGTTTGGTTAGCTGAGTTATTCGGATGTAAGGTAGTTAATGGAAATGTAGATGATTTATATACAGTAGATGAATCAGGTGATAAGTTGTTGAAGTTTGCAGAAGCTAGAAATGAAGCACTTAAACATGTAACATCTGATTGGATTCTACATATGGATATAGATGAACATCTTGAGGATCTACCTACAATAAGACGTATGTTAGATGGAAGTCTAGATGGTTATATGTTTTATGTAAATAATCTTATGAAAGATACTAGGTATTCATTATCAGAAACAGTAAGATTATTTAAGAAATCATGTGGTTTTACTTATAGTGGTTATGTACATGAAACTATAAATAATAATAATATTAAGTTTGCTGTGGGTAGAGCACCTATGTCAATCTTTCATTTTGGTTATCTTAAAGCTGATAAAGACATAAGAAAGAAGATGCAGACTTATTTCAAGTTGAATCAGAAACAGATTAAGGATTCACCTAAAGATCCAAGGCCTTATTATGCTATAGCTATTCATTATCTTGAAGAAGGTTTTGTTGATTTAGCAGAGGAGAATTTGATACAAGCTGTTGAATTAGATAATAATTTTTATCAATGTAATAAAGATCTTGCATATCTCTATTTGAATAAAGCTCAAATTTATTTTAATAAGGTTACTGGAATTCTAAAACAAGACCATCCTTTTTATAAACTTTGTG